GATGATTCTTCACTGGCGTCTGCGAGTGCTTGCGCCTCCAGCGTGGCTTTTTCGGCAATTGGAACCATCGTGTGAAGTGCATCACTCCACTCCCAGGTTGCTTCGGTACTTCCTTTGTAGCCGTATCGGATACGCTGTATCAATTGTGAGAAGCTTAATAACTTGGTCTGACCTGTGACAATTTCAATATTTGTCGCCAGTAGTTCGGCAAGCCATCCGCCCATCTTGATTTTTGCGCCCTGGACAGCATCACCCAGATCGTCCATTACCTTCATGTACCGCTGATTGGCTTCTATTGCCTCATCGGTGATAATGAGGCTGTCATCCACCGCTGCGCCCATGTCCCTGATTTTGTCGCCGCCCTGTTCCATCAGCTTTGCCATCTCCAGCCCGGACCTGCCAAACTTTTCCACCAGGAACTGTGACCGTTCCAGCCCTGGGGCAAGGGCAAGATATCGGTCGGATAGGCTGGCGATGCTATCCACGCTGGGGTCAATGCCTTTGCGCACCGCGCCTGCCATCGCCTGTTCCAGCGAGGCGGTTGATATTTGGAGATCATCTGATACCTGGATGAGGCGTGATACTTCCTCGGCACTCGATCCAGTCACCCGCGACATGTCCTCAACCGTTTTGGCGTATGCGGTAAATTCTCCGACTGTCTCCTTGACCACCGCAGATACAACCTGGAAGGCTTGCTTTGCCAGTCCAACGGCTGACGCCAGTTCGGTGAATTTCAGCCCGGATACGGATGACAGACCGCCTTTTAGTTTCCCGACGGCGTCAGTTGTCGTTTTCATCTCGGAGCGTACCGTCCCAAGCCCTTTTTGCAGTTTGCTGGTATCCGCCGAGATTTCAGCGTATAAACTCGCAACCTTTTCAGCCATGTCGCATCCTCGCTGTTCTGCTAGCTTTCATCCTGCCGTCCTCTATCTTGAAGAAGTCATACATCCGTTCCATTGGCAGGCTTTCGATATATTCCAACGTCCAGCCGAATCGCTCTGCGATTGTCCAGATGACCAATTCCCAGGGCGGCGGCGCATTGTGTGCGATGGCACAATACACCGCCCGGCTTAAGAAGGGTCAGCGTCCAGCGGCTGCTTGGCGTCTGCCAGCATGGCGGTGATAATCCGCCGGTAGTCGGGCTGTGACAGGTCTAACAGTTCATCCACCGCCAGACCTGCCACTTTCGCCAGGGTGCTATCTTCGTCATCCTGCTTTTGTTCCGGGTTGAATAATGCCCGGTACTCCCTGACGCTGATGCGCCCGATATCCACCGTGATCTCTCGTCCATTACTCAATTTCACGGTCTGCATGGGTTAGCTCCGTGCGCCGTTTTGCGTCCAGGTGACGCTGATTTCCACCGCGTCGTTGTAGGGAATGTTCCAGCGTACGCCCTGGCTGATTGCCGGGATGGTGATGCTGGGTTTGCCTGCCGCAGTGCCTTCTGGGTAAATTTTCAGCGTGCCTCTGGTGCCTTCCGCCAATGCCGTGAACATGGCGGTGCCGTCCGCCTGCATCAATGCACTGAACGAGGCTTGCCCGCCCTTGACGCCGGTGATGTATTCCTCGTTGGCGTCACTGCCGGCGGTGGTGTTAATCATGGCAACGGACGGCTCATAATTGCACTGGCGATAATCGCCATTCAATGCAACGGTGCCGCCGCTGTAAATCCATGACAGGGATAATGCACTTCCTGAATAAGCTGCCATTTCTGTTTCTCCTTACGTAAGGTCTAAACGGATACGATAGTCAGCCCCCACCCCAAAGATGGGATCGGCGTTGGGTGGAATTTCCACCAGGCTGTACTCGGTTTCACGGGCGCACCACCATACGGTGTACCCGGTAACAGATAGGGAATAACGGTGAAGCAGGGTGGATACCAGGGCATCAATGCTGCCCGCTTCGGATTGGTTGTCAGACCAGCTCATGATCTGAACAATCTGCGTTCTGTTGTCGCTGGGGGTGATGTTGTCGGGTCCGCCGGTGACGTGCGAGAATACCACGCGGGGATAGCCGGCAGTATCCGGGGCAACGGTGCGGTAGATTGCTGTACCGCCCAGGGCTGCGATCAGTGCCGTTCCCCCCGTCAGGCGGGAATAAATCGCTGATCCCAATGCGTTATACACGCTCATTTTAAAGCCTCCTCCCACATGCTTTTTAATTTCTTTGCAACGGCTTCCACCGCCGGGCGCATGAAGGGCTTGTACTTCCACACCCGCCCGCTGCCGGACGGTCCCAACTCTTGATAAATTCCGTAGGTCACGCCGTCCGAGACGTGGTACACGCCGTCCTCTATCTTTTCGGTGTTGATGGACGCCCGCAGGTTGCCGGTGTCTACTGGGGCGTTTATCTTTGCCTGTGATTCCACTTCAAATGCCACATTCTTCAGCACCTGGTCGCGGGTTTGCCCCAGCTTGTCGGCAATCTCATCCAGTTTCCTGGTGTCAAGGCGGATCACCATTTCAGGCATTGACTTCCTCCAGGTATACCCGCAGGACGCAGTTTAGCGACTTCGCGCTGTCAACCGCTTTGACGGCGTATGTGGTGGATGCCACTTTCACCCGGTTGGTGACGGTCACACTCGTGTCATGGGGCAGGGATAATACCCAGCCCTGCCAGGGTTCCACGCCCCCGCCGGATGCCTTTTCATACCCGGTGCCGGTTCTGTCCAGCCGGCATTTCACGGTGGACGCTGTACCCCAGGTGGTCGTAAATCCGCCCATGCCGTCCGATGCCAGCGTTCCCGATAGGATGTAAGCAGTTCCCGGCATGGTCAGCCGTTCCAGTTCATCCCGGATGGCATTCAGTTCATTATCGGGTAACATTGTCCCCCCTCTCCAATTGGATGACGCCTGCCCCGCCCTGCGTTTCGTATTGCGCTGCCATGTTCAGGCAGTGCTGTACCAGCTGGCTGCGTTTCAGGCTGTGATTGTCGGTGGAGATGTCATACATTCCGGCGTAGTGCGCCGCCTTCTTGCGCCATACCATCGCAGCAGCCGCCGGGAGGTCGTAAATCGCCCCGGTGATGTAGCGTGCGCTGCCCGCTTGGTCTGCGGTGAAGGTTGCCGCCCCGGTGATGGCATCAAAGGTGTACCCGCTGCTGGATACCGTGCCATAGGTGCTGTCCTGGATGGTTGGACTGTTCTCCCAATCCGCCAGCCCGGTCAGGTACTCGGTATAAAGCACCGTCCCCACGCCATAACTGGGGATGGCTTGCATGGGTTCCAGCCGCACTTTTGCCCGGTTGGCGTCCAGGATGTCCTGCAAGTGCTTGTCAGACCAATAATATGCACCCGCCACCTGGTAGTCCGCTACCCCGGCGTCTGTCATCCCGCGCAGGCGCAGGATGAGGTCAGCCATGCCGGAGCGTACCGCAGCCCAATCCACCTGGACAATCAGCCGGGCGGCGGACGTATCCCCATTGGATAGCGTTGCCAGCACCGATAAAATATGCTGCCCGGCGGGTGTCGGGGTAGTCAGCGTAACCGGCACGATGTTCGATGCAATCACGCCCACTGTTGGCGTGGTCGCCGTTCCCCCGCTGGGCGGGGTGTGGCTTGCTGTTGCCGATGATACGGTCACGCCGGAGGGCAGGTCGTTGGTGAAGTCAATGTAATGCGTCCTGGTTTCGGTTGTCGCTTGTGTTACCGTGTAAATATCAGTACTCAATCTCCACCTCCCCGCGTGATGCAGTTTCGTGCGTCACCCGATGGGATACCTCGTAAGCATCCCGGCGGTTGGCTACGTTGTAGGGAACCCGCGCGCCGGCACCTTTTGCCAGTATCCAGCCGAGTGCGGTCATCACGGTTGTCAATGCCAGGGCTGCCGATGTGCCGAGTGTTCGTATCCCGGCGGCGGTCATCTCCGATGTCGTGCCAAATGCCACGCTGGCATACAGTCCCCGGATGGCGGCTGCCGTCATTTCGCTGGTGATGTCCAGCTGCCCGGCTGCGCCCAGCTGCCTGGTTCCGGCGGCTGTGGCTGCGGATGTCAGCACCAGGTTTGCCGATAGGCTGCTGCCTGTGCTTCCGGTTGCCGTCATTTCGCTGGTGATGTCCAGCTGCCCGGCTGCGCCCAGCTGCCTGGTTCCGGCGGCTGTGGCTGCGGTTGTCAATGCCAGGGCTGCCGATGTGCCGAGTGTTCGTATCCCGGCGGCGGTCATCTCCGATGTCGTGCCAAATGCCACGCTGGCATACAGTCCCCGGATGGCGGCTGCCGTCATTTCGCTGGTTGTAGTGAGGGCTGCGGCTGCGTACAGTCCCCGGATGGCTGCGGCGGTCATCGTGGAAGTCAGGGGCAGTGTGGCGGCTGCCCCAATGCCCCGGATACCCGCGCCGGTCATTTCACTGGTGATGGATAGGGCTGCTTCGGCAGTGTGCGCCTTCGATCCGCCCGCATTGGCGGTCATTGTTGATGTCATCGCCAGCAGGGTGCTGACGGCAAGCGCACGAATGCCGGCTGCTGTCATTTCAGAAGTCAGGGTCAATGCCGCAGCTGCACCCAGCCC